ACGCACTATTTAATATGAGCCGTAATATTATAAGGAATATGGATTCTTTGTATAAACCGACTGAGCTGCGATCAAATGCAAAAGAAATTGTTATTTCATCACCTCACTTTAAAAAAGATGCTACTGGTGAAAAACCTGTATCGTCATATAGATTATATACTGCGGGTAGTCCTGAGGCTGGCCGTGGAACTACACCGACTATAGCACATCTATCGGAGATTGCTTTCTGGCAACATGATGAGAAAATATTAGCTGGTTTGTTTCAGGGTATATCTGAAGCGCCGGGTACTGAAGTTATACTTGAGTCAACAGCTAATGGTGCACAAGGTGAGTTTTATAGACTATGGCGTGGTGCATTAGAGGGTGAGAATGAATACACACCGATATTCCTTCCGTGGTTTACGACCTCTGAATACTACAGAGAACCACCGGAAGACTTCGAACGTTCTTCAGAAGAAGAGCTACTGGTAGAGGATCACAACTTAAACAACGGACAACTCTACTGGCGTCGGTTGAAGATTGCTGAAGGTGGGGAACTAAAGTTCCGCCAGGAATACCCAGCAACTCCCGATGAAGCATTTATTACTGCAGGTAAATCTGTATTTGCAATGGACAAATTAAAAAAGTTATTACCTGCTGAACCTGATAAAAGAATGATATTTGATTTTAATTCATTTACGTGGGAGGCATCGAAAGATGGCAATCTGGATATATGGGAGTTTCCTGATTGGGATAGTAATTATATTCTTGCTGCCGATGTTGCATTAGGTGTTGGACAAGATTATTCAGCAGCTGTTGTTATGGACACAGATAGAAAAGTAATTGCTTTGTATAGAGATAATTATATTGACCCTAGTAAGTTTGGTGATTTGTTATTTTACTTAGGTCGCTATTATAATAATGCATTGTTAACTGTTGAAAGTAATTCAATGGGCGTTGCAACATTATCTCGACTAGCACAGATGAATTATATAAATTTATATAAACAAACAAAAATTTCGGCTATATCAAAAGAAGAAGGTATGGTACCAGGGTTTAAAACAACTCAGGTAACAAAACCACATATAATTGGTAATTTAAAAAATGCTGTAGAAAATGATGATATATGGATAGCATCACGTACTATTATACAGGAATTAAAAGATTATGTTAGTACCGACTCCGGAAGAACTGAGGCTGCTCCTGGGTGTCATGATGATACTATTATGGCTACAGCTATTGCCTTAGAAACATTAAGAACACATTATGACAAGTTAACTATGAATAAAGTACCCTGGTCGCAGAAAGCAGATAATTTTTTGTTTGATGATGATACACAGTGGCTTTAAGAGTTCCCATTGTCCTCGCTGCTCCGGCGGAAGCAGGGGATAAATCCGCCACCCTACGGAGGTATATATGAAAGAAAAATTTAAGAATTTTAGTAAAAACTTTGGTGAAGGCACAGCCTGGGATTTAGATTACGGTAAACTATTAATAATTGGTTTGTTAATTTATCATATCTTTATACAATGAAAGCCAGGTGTGTAAACACAAAGATTATAACTTTAGTTGACGAAATATCACCTGAAGAATCTATAGCTATGATTGCATTAGCTGAAGCGTTAAATATTAAACTTACAATAACTAAATCATGTAAGATATTAATATTTAAATGTGATACGCTAGCTGCACCATTACAGTTATTATCTGAGATGGGGCTATCAGAATATATAGGCGCAATGAAAGAAGTTATAGAATGGGAATTAGTTGAAGATAATACTTCAGCACAAGTAATAGATTTTATGGGAGAAAAGTAATGGCTGAAAGGGATCCGCGATTAAAAAGAGCTGGTGTATCAGGTTTTAATAAACCTAAAAGAACTCCAGGGCATCCTACTAAATCACATGTAGTGGTAGCTAAGCAGGGTGATAAAGTTAAAACAATTAGATTTGGACAGCAAGGCGTACGCGGTGCTGGTAAAAATCCTACAAGTAAAAAAGATAAAGCGCGTAAGAAATCATATTATGCTAGACATAATGCGCAAGATGCAAACCCAAGCAAGTTAAGCGCCAGATACTGGTCACATAAGGTTAAATGGTAATATGGCTAAAAGTACAGTAAATAAAGCAGGTAATTATACTAAACCAACTATGCGTAAGCAACTCTTTCAGAGAATAAAAGCAGGTGGTAAAGGTGGTAGACCAGGACAATGGTCTGCACGTAAAGCTCAAATGTTAGCTAAACAATATAAAGCTAAAGGTGGGGGCTATAGATAATGGCTTTAACTAAAGGTCAAAAAAGTCTAAAGAAGTGGGGTAAAGAAAAGTGGCGAACTAAAAGTGGTAAGAATTCTACTGTAGGTCCGAAAGCTACAGGTGAAAGATATATGCCATCGTCGGCTATAAAATCTTTAACTGCCGCTGAGTATGCTGCAACAACTAGGAAGAAAAGAAAAGATACTAAAGCTGGTAAGCAGCACTCTAAACAACCAAAACGAATTGCAAAGAAAGTAGCGAGGCACAGATGATATTTTTATTTCAACAAATGCTATGGTTAATAGGAAACAGAAATAAAATATTATTAGACAAATTACTTGATAAAAGCAGACATAGAATACATTCAATAAAGTTTGATGATCTATGTAAATAATAAGGAGATGGGGACATGTTTGAAGCATTCATAATGGTATGCTCAGTTTATAATTTTATGGATTGCCGTACATTTAAAGATCTAAATGGTCCATACATAGAAATGGAAAAATGTGAAGTAAGAATAGAAGAAATGAAATTTGATATAATAAATAATAAATTACCATTTGTGGTTATTAAACAAAAATGTACGGATCAATTTACAAACCCGGAAAAGTACAATGGTAATGAAAGCAATACAGAAGAACTTAGAGAAAAACTCAAGATTTAATGAGTATGATGAAGACGGTGATGGCGTAGTTTCTGATGAAGAACTATCTCATTTAAAAGAAATAAAAGAAACAGAAGCTGCACTGCGTAAGCAGTTGGGCCAACTTAGAATGGCCAGATATACTTTAATAGGTATGGGTGTGTTTACAGTAGCTATGTTTTTACCATGGGTACCATTAGAAAGAGTTGAAGCTCTATCAGATGTAAGTAACTTATTTTATATATCAGGTGCTGGTATAGTAGGTGCATACATGGGTACATCAGCATGGATGAGTAAAAGAGGATGATATGGTTATCAATGGACAAGGATGGCAAAACCATGAGGAAAGTTTTGAAGAAACATTAAGAAGAGAAATGTTATCTGCAAGACAGGCTTTATGGTTAGTTAAAATGGATTTAAAAGAATTACAAAAAGCACATTATAAATTGTTGCAAAGAAATAAAGAGTTACTAGCAGAGCTAGCAAATAAAAAGGAATGTACATGCGAGGGCTAAGACATGACAGATTTACCTAATATAGCTTCAATACATCATACACCAGTTTTTAAAATTATAGTAGGACTAATAGTATTTTATGTAGGACTTAAAATGTTTGCAGGCGGAATGAAAGCGCTTGGTAGAGTAGAACAGCTTGAACCTTTTATAGCCAATCCATACCTAATGTTCTTAGGTGGAATTGTTTGTACATTAATGTGGCAGTCAAGTTCATTATCAACAACAGCAATCGTAGGATTAGTAGCAAGTGGTTTCTTACCATTACCATCTGCTGTTGCTGCAGTATTAGGTGCTAATATAGGAACAACCGGAACTATATGGTTAGCAGGACTGCTTGTTTCAGATGGTTTACCTAAGGGTGATACATTACGAATAGCTGTAGCACACTCAGGTGTTAATCTATTTATGGCAGCTACATTGTTACCATTTGTACATCATATAGCAAGATTTTTAAATAAATTGTAAATCCCAGGAGCGGAATATGTCAAGATATATACAACAACCACGTAAGGAAAAGAAAAAGAAAGAACCTAGAACTCTTCCTAAACCTGGTTCATATGCTGTATCAAATTTACAGGACTTAAAAAAGAAAGTGCTTATGCATCAGGGAGGTAGTAGATGACCGAACCTTATGGATATAAAGAACCTGTAACTGATGATGAATTAGTTGAGCTTATTGATAGAGGCATAATGAATTCTAGCGGTGATTGGCTGGATTCAGCAGATCTATCAAGAGAAAGATTAAAAGCTACATATGAATATGCTGGTGTACCTGAAAGTCATTTAACACCACAGGGCGTAAGTACCATTGTTGATACATCTACAACAGAAGTTGTTGAAGCATATACTGCAATTATATCAGATTTATTCTTAAGTAATAATAAACTAGCACGCTTTGTGCCTTATGATGACTCACCAGGCAGCTTTGCTGCGGCCAAAGATGCTTCAGCTATAGTAAATTATTGTTTGTTTAAAAAGAATAACGGCTGGGAGCTTATGTCTCAGTGGATTAAAGCTGCGTTATTATGGAAAAATTCTGTATGTCGCTGGACATATATAGAAGATAAGAAACATGAGTTTGAAGAATACGAAAGAATTTCACAAGCTAAGCTAGATGAATTACTTTCAGATGAAAATACAGAAATTGTTGGCGAATTACAGTTTGAAAATGACTTTGCACCTGCAGATCCATTAACAAGTATGCAGCCACAAGCAGAATTAATGTACATAAACGTACGATTAAAGAAAACAATTGACAGATCTCGTGTAAAATTAGAGTTAGTTCCACCAGAAAACTTTAGAATATCGCGTGAAGCTACGTCAATTGAAGAAGCATCTTTTGTTGGTATACAAACAGAGATGACAAGATCAGAATTACGTAAGCATTATCCCGAAGAAACTGCAAATATTACAGAATGGGACGAATTAGGTGACACAGCTTACGCAGGTAGTCTAAGATATTCGCAAGAAGTTGCTGCAAGAAAAGAAATTACAGGACAAGAGTACATATCAGGCAGCATGGTAGAGAATGATGCGCCATTAGAAGCTAATAAACCGGTAACAGTTACAGAATCGTGGCTAAATGTGGACAGAGATGGTGACGGTATTGCAGAATTAAAGCATATAATAACTGTTGGCGACTATATAATGTATGAAGAAGACATTGATAGCATACCATTAGCGTCTATTACACCTATAGACATACCATTTGAGTTTTATGGTTTGTCAATGGCAGACTTTACTAGATCATCTACACTAGCATCTACTGCTATACTACGTGGATTTGTAGAGAATACTTACTTAACTAACTATTCACCTAAACTTGCAGATCCTAATGTAGTTGACTTTAGTGCATTACAGAATATGAAGCCTAAACAGATTATACCAACTAACGGTAGTCCAGTAAATGCAGTACAACAAATGCAACCTGAAACAATATCTACAGGTACTGTACCATTATTAGAATACTTACAGCTAATAAAGGAGCAAGCAACGGGCATGTCGAAGGCCGCACAGGGCCTTAATGATACTTTGTATATATCAGGTAACTCAGAACAAAAGCTAGCTGCTGTGCAGTCCGCAGCGCAAAAGAGAATACAGCATATTGCACGTAGGTTTGCTGAGACTGGATTTAAAAAGCTAGTTGCTGGTATATATGAAACTATGCGTAAGAATGTAAAGGGTAAAATAATGTATAACCTAGAAGGTGTATACGGTACTGTTAATATGGATAGCTTACCTTCTAATATGGATGTAGAAATTTTATTAGATATTGGTGAAAATTCTAATGCTAATCAAATTCAAAAGCTATCTAAGATAGGTGGAGAAATATTACCTACATTAAATAAGCAGGGTGTAGGAATGGTTATTAAACCTGAAGCACCTGCTATATTAGCTACTAAGTTAATTGAAGCAATGAACTTAGATAGTAATGATTTCTTAGAGGACTATACTACTGATGAGTTTAAGCAGAAGGCTGCTCAAACAATTCAAAAGCAATCGCAAGATGCTGAACAAATGAAAGAGCTTGAAAAGAATAAAGCTGCAGCAGATTCCGCTTTAGCGGAGGCTAACGTCAGTTTTACTAATGCTCAAACTAAAAATACCGAGGATGATAATGCAAAACAATTAGCGGTAGCTATAGATAAACATTATCAAGAATGGGCTGACCTTACTATTAAAGCAACTAAGGAAGGCGCACCAATAGCTGAGCATCCTAATTATGCTCAAATAATAATGATGGCCAAACAAATCTTAAAGGGAGAATAATTATGGCAACAGTTACAATTAATGCATCAGGTGTTGGTGCAGCACAATCAGGCGGAGCCGTATCAGGAACTAGCATATTAATTGTTAATGATACTGATGCTGCTGTTACATTTGACGTAACAACTGGAGGATCAACAGTAGAACAATCTGGTATAACTATACAGAAAAAAGATTTTACAATATTATCAGGTCTTGCTAATGCTGCTAAGACATTAACAAGCGTTAGAACTGCGCATGGAACAGTTGCGCAAAAAGATGAAAAATTATATATTCATCTAGCATCTTAGAATAATTAATAAATAGTAATGCCTAATGGGTTACTAACAATCTTGCTTACAAAGGAGAAAGCTTATGAATCAAACATTAACTTTATTTGATCACTTTAATACATTAACACCTTATGCTGTTGGCTTTGATCGTTTATTCGATCAGCTTGCGCATAGTTCAAGAGTAACTAAAACATATCCTCCATATGATATTATGAAGGACGATGAATATAATTTTAGAATTGAAATGGCACTTGCAGGTTTCAGTAAAAAAGATATTGAAGTTGAAGTTGCAGATAATGTATTAAAAATAAAATCTGTAAAAGAAAACGAACATGATACGAAAAACGTTTATAAAGGTATATCATATAGAAAGTTTACCCGTGAGTTTACAATTGCAGATGACATTGAAGTTAAAGACGCAAAGTTAGAGGATGGTCTTTTAACTATACTACTGGAAAGAATTATTCCAGAAGAAAAGAAACCCAAGTTAATTAAAATTAAATAGGAGGACATTATGGATCCAATTACATTTTCAGGCGTAGTTAGTTTTGGCATCAAAGCTGTACTAGCTATTGGTTTAGCAAAGGAAGTAATTACACCAACACTAGTCATGATATTCGGCGGCTAGTATGGATAAGTACCGTGAGACAGCTGAGAAGAGGCTGGGTAATGCAAAGTCATACGGTAAACATAAAATACATCCGGAAGAATTAGCGCGGCGTGCCCATGTTAAAGGGCACTTCGCATCTAAAGAACGAGATGAATTTTTTGATGAAGTATATGGCGAAGTCTTAATTGACTTATTTGTTGAGTGGTTAAAAACCGAACCACATGAAACTAAATCTCGAGAGTTCCTCTACTCTTCAGCTATGGCACTTGGTAGTGTCAAAGAAAGAATGATAAACTTCGAGACATATGGAAAAAATATTCCATACCTAAAGGAGGGCAATGATGACGAATCGAGAAATTGATTACGACAAATTATTACAGAATATTGATGAAATGATTAATACATTAGAATATGATTCAAGCAGAAGTGGTGGTAAAACTAAACTTAACTGTGATAAATTATATTATTTATATTCATTACAACAAAGATATAACTCACTATTAAAACCTAAAAAAGAGGTAACTAAGAAATGAGTGAACAAATAACCGAAGCAGAAGTAGCCTCTACCCCACCTGCGGATGACGCTATTGCAAAGGATGGTCGAACACAAGAACAATTGCTGGCTGACATTATTTCTAATTCGGACTTCGTACCGAAAGAAGAATCTCTACCCGAAGAGCAAGTACCTGAAGTAGACCCAGGCGAATCAGAAGAAATAGAAGACCCAAAAGAAACTGATGAACCTGTAAAAGAAGAAGTTGAAGAAGAAGCTGAGACTGAAGAAGTTGAAGAAGTGGTTGAGGATGCCGATGAAGAATCCGCTACCCAAGACACTACATTATTTACTCCTGAAGAATTAGACTTAGAAGCAAAAGTATCTATTAAGATCGATGGGCAAGATACTGAAGTTTCTTTTAATGACCTTATTAAAGGTTATTCTACTGAACAATCTCTATCTAAAAAGGGTCGTGAACTTGGTGACGCAAGGAAAGACTTTGAAAAAGAGTATCAAGATAAGTTAGCTGAAGTAAAAGAAATGTCAGATACTTCAATTGCTATCTTATATAAATCTGAACAAGAGCATGCTAAAGAGTTTCATGCTATTGAAGAAAAGATTGATAAAGCTCGAAGTGAAAATAACTCTTTTGATTTAGGAGAACTTAAAGATCAGAGAGAACAAATTCAAAAGAAATATTGGACAGCAAGAAGAGAGCGAGAAGGTTTACAAAAAACCGTTGCTGAAAAATCTAAGGAACAAATGCAAAAAGTATGGGATGAACAGTTAAAAGTATTTGACGAAACTATTCCAACTTTAATTCCTGGGTTTAATGAAACTATTGCTAAAGATATTCGTGAATTTGCAATCAAAGAAGGAATCGATGAAAAAGTATTAGATACTATTATCGATCCTAATATAGTTAAGTTTGTTAATGATTATAGAGTTTTAAAACAAGGATTGAATAAAGGTGCGGCTAAACGTAAAGTTACGCCAACTAAATCAGTTCCTGTTAAAAAGTCTAAACCTGTAAAGCAAAAGAAACAAGATGCTGCACAGGCTTTAAGACAAAGAGCTTTGAGTAAAGATTCAACTAAAGAAGATCAAGATGCATTTTTAAGAAGTTTAGCTGAGCGGTCACTATCTAATATTTAATCTTAGGAGAATTAAGATATGACTAATTTATTAGCTGTTCGCGCTACCGGAGGCCCAGGCGGTCCAACACGTGGCACAGGTGCTAATGTCTCGCAAAGAGAAGACCTAGCGAACTTTATAACAATGATTACTAGAGATGAGACTCCGTTCACATCAGACATTGGTAAATCATCCGCCACTGCTATTTATCATGAATGGCAAACAGATACACTTGAAGCTCCAGGTGATTCAAGAATCCCTGAAGGTCAAGACTTCTTAGCTCCAGCTGCTGGTGGTGCTTCTGCAACTCCTAGTGTTGGTAGTAAGTTTGCAGAGTCAGGTCCTCAAAGAACTAGACTAGGTAACTACACACAGATTAATGGTAAAACTATTGCTGTGTCAGGAACAAGACGTGCAGTTGACCAAGCAGGTGTTGCAGACGAATATGCATACCAGCTTAAGAAGCGTGGTACAGAACTACGAAGAGACGTTGAATTTGATATGATTCACGGCTATAATGTATCTGCTGCTATTAGTGCACAGAACGGTGACGCAAGATCAGCCGGTGGTTATCAATCATTTATTAACAGCACAGATACATGTACTTATGTAGGTGAGTTTACACAGCCAGCTACAGGTACAGGTTCAAAGCCTAATAATGACGGAACTGAAATTCCAAGAGCAACTATTGCTCCTTCAAGTTCTGCTGCTCCAGCAAGAGGAAGTTTAGCTCTTACTGATATTGATTCTGTTATGCAGAAGATTTATGAGCAAGGTGGTAAAGCTACAAAGATCATGGTATCACCAAAGATCCGAAGAGACTTCTCTGACCTTATGGTTAGTGATACAGGCGTAGTTAGAAACATTGATGCAGGTGGTCAGCTAAGACAATCTGTTGATGTGTATATGTCAGACTTCGGTGAGATTATGGTTATGCCTAACTATATTATGGGTCTATCTAACGTAATCGATAATATGCTTGGATCTAACCATGCTTCTACAAAGTTTACCTCATCAGGTAGACCAGACATGGCTAACTTCTCAGCATTGATTTATGATCCAATGTGGTTTGCTACAGCTTACTTAAGACCTCTACAAGAGGTTGACGTAGGTCAGCAGGGTGACTCAACCAAAGGTATGATGGTTGAAGAATGTACTCTTGAAGTACGTAACCCATTAGGTTGTGGAGCAATCTACGGACTTAACTAAAATACTATTAGGAGAGGCTTTAATTAGTCTCTCCTTTTTATTGGAGAATAAATATGCCTAATAATAAAAAAGTATCGGCTGTGGGTATTGGTAAAAGTATCTATGATGATTATAAAGAAGGTACTAAAATGATAACAAATGATTTAACAAGAACTTTTAAAAATATGATGAAAAAGAAAAAGAAAGAAAAGTCACCTTATAATAAATCTTCAAAGTATTATGCTGATGGTGGCATAGTTATGACAGGGAGAGATTAATGGGACCTAAACCAAAAAGAAAAAAGAAATCATCTACTTTTATTACTGTAATAGGTACAGGTTCAGGCCCTGCTAATAAATATGATTTTGATCCTCGAAAAGGGGAAGAACAATTATTATTAGACGCTCAAAGAAAAGCGGATTTTAAAGAATTTTATAGAGGAGAAACTAGTCGAAGTCGTTATAAAAAAGCTGGTGGAAAAATTTCCAAATATTATAAAGATGGCGGCATGGTTATAACAGGGAGAGAATAATGGCAGACTTTTATAAAGGATATTATAAAGAAGGCGAAGCAATGCGTAAAAAATTAAAAAAGTCGCCTACTTATAAATTTGGTAGAAGTACTAAAGGCGGACAAACACAAAAGCTTTCTAATGTACCTATGCCAAAAGCTAAACCTAAATTTAAAGGTAACACAGATGCTTTAGGTAATCGTACTAACTTAAAAGCTAAAGCTAGCTATAAAGCAATGGGTGGTATGGCTAAATATTATGAAGGCGGCGGCGAAGTAATGTCGGGTAGAGAAGGTTTAACAGCTGCTCAAAAAACATTACCAGACTTTTTACAAAAGAAAATATTACAAGCTAAGAAAAAGAAATAATGCCTTATAGTAAGTATTCGGCTAAACAAAAAAGATTAGCTGCAGTGGCACCACCTCGTAAGAAAATAACTGCAGCTGATATAAATAAACT